TGACAACCTAAAAAAAAGCGAATTTAAACGTTTCCTAAAAAGGGTTTTGTATAATGTTATTATTTATTATAATAACGGGCTTTAATTAAGAAAAACAGTAACTGTCCATTCCCCATGCGTTGTATACAACGCAGGCAAACCTGTTATCGAATTCTATTGTAATTGAAATTAAAATTGCAACCTAACGAAATTAAAATCCGTTAGGCTTTTAATTTCCGAGTATACGTTGCATATACTCTGTGTGTATTATTTATAAATACGTGTTTTTGTAAAGAAGGGGGGTGTTAACGAACATGAAAAAGGCAATATCTTCTCCAGCAGACGCATAATGGTCCAACACAACGGGCTTAGTTGTTGAAGCTCGAGTGTTTAGCTGATACCATAACGGACTATATCTAGCTATCAACGGCAACTCTAAACGACTGGAAGAATCACGATAAGTATCAAGGCACTTTCCGTAAGCAAAACGTGCATTGCTGTAGAAAGGTACCTCAAATTCCAGTGCACCATTAACACCATATTGCGTAAGGGCTGCTCCTGCAAAACCTGCACGTCTGTTTAGACGAGTTAAACTAGGCAAGAGACCGTTGAACGAGGGAATCGCAGTGTCACCTGCAGGCCCTTCAGATCTGTTAGTGACTATCATACAATTCTCCGGACTAGCAGCTGCATTATTCGTGGAAATGTACTTGTGGCGAATAGATCCTCTCCAACCAGCAAAACAAGGAGCTAATACATTGAGCAAAGTGTTAATGGCGAAAGTCTGCGCATTTGGTTTCACGCCCGATAACCACGGAAAAGCACCTGCGTAATCAGGAAAATTGTGCCGTACAAATGTTACTTCAGTAATTGTGAAGGAAGAGTCAGTAACATTGACGAACTCACGCGACGACAAGGTGTACCTCTTAAGCAATTGGCGTAAAGACGTAATCTTCTCCCCAAAATGAACTGATAGTGCATTATCCCTAAGATTAATATGGGAAGCAACAGCATGTGTTTCTGCGGCAGCATCTTCTGTAACAATATCGCTATCATCTCCTGCTTGGGCCTCTAAACCTGATTCGGGAGCCAAAATACCATGGCTGTATAATGCAAACACGTCATCAGTGGGTCCGGCAAACTCAGCATTTTCTTCATGGGCGTACAGAAATACATATACAGGATCATCAGTAACACTATTAGGCGTGACCAACGTCGTTTCTACATAAATACCAAATTGGCCATTATGAAACTGAGGGGCATATGGATTGATACCTATAGGCTCGAAGGACATATCGTAAGCGTCCACTGCTTGGTGTAAACGCAAATAATTAGACTCAGCAGCCCATTGACAACACATTTCGGCTTCATTGGCCTCTTGTAGATCCAATATCCATGAGTACTGAACATTGTCATACAAGTTAGTTCCGACTAATGAACTAGCAGTGGTAACTGGGTCATACACTATGCGCAAGCGGCCAACGTGGAATGATGAACGTACCACACTAACACGGTAGCACATTTCGCCACGCCAAAACTGGAAAAGTGAACTTATATAACCGCTAGGTGTAGTATGCGTCACATTATTAAACGCGTCCAACGTCGAAGTATAAAATATCTTCGGAGTAACATTAACATTCATCAATTTGGTTCCAGGAGCATCCAAAGATGACCATTCTGACATAGCTACAATGCATTCTTTCTTGCACCATTCCGTTATAGTCAAATCGTCCACAACGGGTGCTCCAGCAGTACGAGGATCGATGGATAATTCTTGTTTCGAATCTACAGTAAGTTTCAACGATGTATCGTGTGTGTTGGTAGTAGCCAACTGCCCCGTCACATGAGGTTTCATGACGACAGTAGGCTGATCGATTAAAGTGGGTCTTGAATACCCGAATGCTTTTGCAATTTCTGCCGTAGCGCCTGCTGCTATTTGAGTAGCGCGTGCGTACGGTCCTATCACGGGTGCATTGGCCAATTTTCCGGCCAAATTGCTTAATACCGTGGCTGGTTTTGATATAACTCCTTCGCTATATTCATCACCAGCCTGAGGGACAAGGGCAGAGCTTGATGTTGAAGTAGGAACATTCAACACTACGTTCTCCATCCATGCATAAATTGCTATTGATACGGGAGTAGAAGACAAACCTCCTACCACTTTGAGAGGTCCAATGTCAGACATCTGCATTATCCCCATAGAAGTCCAATCTGCTGTAGTTATATCAAAAGCATCTTTGGGGTACAGGAAGGGAAGTGTAATTTCGGCTCCTTGATTCGTACTTGGATCCAAATACACGCAAGGCTGTTGAGTAGCTCTCATTATGTTTTCAATGGACATGGTCAAATTAGGCACAACGGACGTGCCTACGTATGACAAGTGTAAGGGTGTATAATACCCTAACATCCTACCATAATGAAACTTCGATCCGTTAATTACAAACTTTAAACAAAGATTACCACGGCACAACTTAAAATTATTTATCCTATTTATCACACGCGGGTTCGAAAAGAAATCCACCCATGGATTAAATCCCTGGGCAAAGGCTGTTCCTGGGGCCCATGTATATTCATGTATTTTAATGGGTCGCGACATAAACCTATTTAAGTCAAGTGGATCGGCTGATGCGCTGGCTGTATCATCTAGATTCGAACTAAGGTCATTGGTAACAGACAACAAATCTGAAAAATTCATTGTTGGTTCCATACCTCCAGCTTCCGGTTCTAATAGAGATTGTTCGCCAATCTCTGCGCGGCAATTTCGAGCATTGCAGCTCTTCTGTTCTTTAGTGTTTGCGAAGTGGTGTTCCATAGTACAAGGTATCTTCTCCCCACTGTACTCGGGTTCTGGACACGTCTGAATAACACATTCCTGCTGCAAATTTTTCCGATGATTGCAGGGTAAATCAGTATCATTCTCAGGAGCATCACTTTGTGAATTATCCTGGGGTTCGAGAAGGCTAATTTCGTATTCAATACGCGCCTTTTCGTCTTCTCTAATTATACAAAAGGCATTGTTAAAATTTCGATGGGTATACGTATCAAATTTCTCCAGACAAACGTCATAGTCCGGGAAATCGTCAGAACATACAGGGTAATCTCTTTCTCCTGTGAGCTGTAGTATCGCTAATCTGGCTCCATCATACATGGCTCTCCCATGTAGAAAACATTCACGTAAGAAAGTCTGCAAAGACTGAATATGTACAATCATTTGTTGATTTTTACTTTGTGTCTTACTACGATAAACATATAACATTTTAGACATCGAGGCGCGCTCTAACGGCGCAACCACTCTCTTTAACTCCTTATGGTAGCGAAAGCCACGCTTAAGAAAACCTATACGGTCTTCTACAGGAAGAGAGGGATCGTCTTCCTCAAAAGTATCCTCATAATCTAAGTGCATCATGTCATAATGTCTTCTAACTTCACAGGGATCTTTTGAATTGTCAGTCCACTTCATACCACACGTGGCTAATACAGCCTGAAAAGATGCATATGTAAAATCTGTAGCGTTATCGGCCACAGTCTTGGCATCATCATCCCCGTAAGTGAATAAGGTAACATGAGCTTGAAAATCCCAATCTGGATATAGGCTTTTAAAGACATACCTATTCAGAATAGAATTTGCTATGCAGTTGATTATAACAGTAAGAGGATTACCGGATGGGTTCGAACCTCCTGTCCGGATAAATGCACCGTCATATTCATAGACTGGATTGGCAATTTCACACGCTATACCTCTCATTATCTGAATATGATCATCAGAATAATTTCCGGTTAATCGAGCCAGACGTATCATTTGATCAAACGCTAGCAAAATTAATTCACCAGGCATGGTTTTATCGTAATTACTATAATCACCGGCTATGAACGTTCGGTCATTAAATTGGTACAAACTTTCACACATTTGATCCCATTCTGGTCCATACGCATTTATACCAACCGCCATCTCGAAATCCATCCAATGTTCGTAAAACAAGCGTACGAGTGGACAAAAATACTGGCGCACGAGTAGACTGAATGCCACATCACATGCAGCGAAAATCCGCATTTTCCCTTTTCCAAGTTTAAGAGGTTCGTCCTTTACGGTCGCGCGAAAAATCGTGTTAATCCTACGTCCGGCTAAAAGGGTCGATCTTAAACGCTCCCATTCGTCCATCACCTCTGGTACAAAACGCACTCTATATGCATTCTGTGGGGTTGGTTCAAGAACTTCAACCAAATGCGTTTTTGCCTTTGACCAATGCCACCCGGCAGAGGTAGTAAGATCCAAACGACTTAGACCTGCCACCCCATCAGATCCATTAATTGTAGCATCTATGGAATACGGACTAGTTTGCGCCACAAGTGCTTTTGAAATACGATCAAATGCACGTGAGTACGATGTCCGCATATCAAGCGTAGCTAAAAGCATAACATCAGGATCAAAGTGGACATCATTTGACCCAATGAGTGCTAGGTCTCTTTTCCAAATATCATGTGTCTTTATACCTTCCGAACGCATAAATGGACCTGTGGGCGGAAAATGTTTTTGGGGGAAACCTGGAAACAATTCTGCTATACGCTCCGCATTATCATAACACTTAATCTGAGTCTTGAATGATACGCTACCTCTCCCATGACACCCTAAATAATCAATTGCCACATCTTGTGAGACAGGAACTTCATTTAAGACATGGCGAAGAGGTAATTTGCCAAGTATGCTATCAGGACGACCATATGTATCTGAAGGAAATGATGAACCACTATGCGCATGTATACCACTAAGCTCCTTCTGAAAAGCTGAAAACACATCAAGTGCATTAACTAATGAATCGTATTCTATGACAGCACCTGCACCGATGAAATTGCCTGCACTGGTTTTCCTGCCAGATAAATGAAAGGCTATGACTGAAGCAGTCCCCTCATAAACAATAGGGCTCATACAATCTCCCGGCAATGATTCAACATTAAGTGAATAAAGGTATCCAGTATATGCTTGCTTTGTCGTAGACACATTTGTTAGCATGTTTGAAACCGCTATACTTGTCATCTTCATAAGATTCTTTGATGCAAGGCGTCTCTTTGTATACTTTATACCTCGCATTGAGGATGGACTCTTCTTAGAAATGTACTCAAGCATAGGTTTAACACTACCCGCAGCTGCCAAACATACTATAGCCGCGTCACATTCTGGCATGGGATGAATTAAGCTTGCTGACAACGGACCTGTGGAAGTTCTGGATAATTCAGTACCTAAACCTTTCCTTAGCGTATATGAAACATAGCGCTCTACTTCATCAAACATATGATTGGGAACCAACCAGAAATTCTCACGGAGAGGATAGGCATTAGAAAAACCTGTACGCGTCTCTCCTGCTTTGTCTACGTACGTTATATGTAAAATCCCCTGGTGAGTATCAAGCAGGGAAATGAAATCATCGAAACTTGTTGTAGCAGCACATTCAGTAGGCTCATGTTTGACTACAGGAACAAGTTGAAACGTTCCATCTATTGCAGTGAGAGGAGTCGGCATTTCACCATCTGTAGTGGAAAATTCAGGATCAACTGTGTTCCAGAGCATCGCGAGCATAGTAGTATCTGTATACCGCTTATACAAAGAGACAATAGTCTTATACGTTGCATAAGTAAGGCCGGCACCTGCCAGAACTAACAATAGATTGGATGTAATTCTTTTCTTGTGTAACTTCATGAGAGGCATTTTCGCAGCTTCTTCTTCAGCCTGGATTTCCATAGTCTTACCCAATAAAGCTTTCCGTGCTCCTTGCATTTGTACACAGTTCGCCAAAAAGTTATACATTGCACCTCCCGCTTTCTTGATTAAGTTCGGCTTAGACGAAACTAATTTATTACCTGCATCATCTTTGGCCCATTCAGGTTCACTGGCCTTCACTTCAAGGCTATCCTTACCAACCAAACGTTCCAACTCGCCACTCGAATGTCTATAAAACCAAACACCATCACGAAATTCAATTTGATCTGAATCTATGCAATAGTGTGGGGGCAGAACTGGTGCGTCTGCTTCATCCGCACTGGCAACATCTTTACGTTCCGAATCGCCAGGTTTAGAGAAGAACCTGCTCATTAAACCCATTTCAGGTTCAAGATCATTAATCATGTCCTTTGAAGTCTGTCTCTTCTTATCTGCAAGCGTGCCTTCTTTATATCTTTCGAAATAACTTGCGATTAATGCTTCTTTTTCTACGTCTGATAATATGGCTTTAGCACTCCTAGGAAAAGCGTAATAAGAACGTGTGGTGTTATCTTCACTAATAATTTGAACAATACCATTATCCTTATCAACGATCTTATATCTATACATCGGCAGCTCCTCAGAAACTTCCTCTTCAAAGTACGATTTGTCCTCATCATCATCACTGTCACTATCTGAATCTGAGTCAAACCTACTTTTAGGGTCTACCGTGCTATCATCAGAATCGCTATCAGAATTAACAGTTTGACACAACTGTGTCCTGCCCGTACCATTCATTTGTTTCTTCTTTTTAAGCAAGCGATCAGCTTTTCTTTTGCACATAGGACATATTTCCTTAGCATGGGCGTGCTCACACCTTTCGCCATTAACCATGGCTTTTGTCTCCTCGACTATGCGTTTCTCTCGAATGAAATGAGCCACAGAACGTCTCTTGATTGCCTCCACAGCATCCAAGTACGTCATCTTCTCCTGATTCTTTGCCGAAACATGAGATATCTTATCGGGTCCAGTTTCGGCACGTACTGGAACAACCCGCGACAATTTAATGTCCCAGGCATTCGCCATGCGTGAAGGACTTATTTCATCAGGATCCAATAAACCGGTCTCTTTATCCGCACATTCAGGTTTCAATTTGACCTCTAAAATGGCATCAAATCGACGCAAAATGGAAACTGGTTCATTAGAAAATTGTTCAGCCATCAAGTTCAATTTGTTGGTAGTGACCATAACAACTTTAGGATTATAGTATACTTGACCTTTTTCCTCAGCAGCAGCTTTTACACAAGCCATAGGAACATTGTTAATGATCTTAATAATTTTCTGAACAGGAGTTGTTGTTTTATATGTTTCTGCTTTTGCATTAGCGACATCATCCATAATAACTACATTATGATGTGGCTTGTATTCAGTATCGTATTGATCACAATCGTTTAAAGTGACTACACTATCAACATCACACTTGATTTTATTTGCAGCACATATGGTCTTATACAAGTAAGTCATCATATAAGACTTCCCTATGCCTGAAGGTCCTGCTATCAAAACTGCAAATGGTTTCTCTTTAACACATGCTTGTTTGATTTGCTGAGATATCATAGCCTCAATGTTGCGCAAACTCTGAACGCGCAATTGTAATGCATCATACATTGGCTTATTGCGCTTGATATTATATGCTTCCATTTTCCGCAGGCGCTCCAATTTTTCAATGCATTTGGTTACCCGGAGCATATAATCTTTCTCATCAACAAACGGAGGCGTACATGGATGTCTCTGAAGACCTTCTGTAAAAACCATGTGTTTAACGGCTGTGAGTAATGAATACTCTTTATCAATTTCGTAAAGTGAATTGTCATCATAAAATAACAGCGACACGTCGCCTTCTTTAATGGCGCAATATACACGTTCTATAACAAACAGAACACCTTCGCAAAGTGTTTCGACAAGAGAATCTGTACCTGAAGCCAAGTCCTTCATCTTCTTAGTTATCAATGCAACTATATACCCAATTGCTCCTTGTTGTTCTTCTTCTTCTCCGAGCCAGCTTTTAGGGACTATACTAAGGGCGAAGATCAAGGCAACAACACCTAACATCTTTGTAATGAACTTTGACTCTTTTACATCTTTCCATTTAGAAAGAGCCTGTTTTGCCAAACGGAGTACAGTTTCGAACATCGTCTCCGCTTTTTCATCAATTTCTTCTTCGCCTGCTTCCGGTTTAAGATGATCTTCATCCTCTTTTTCTGATACAGTAAATAAAGTTTTTAATGCTTTGACTAAACCATGAGAGACAGCTCCATTAAACCCAAGGGATTTAACGTAAAGGGCAATAACAGCAGCAGCACCTTTAAAATTGGCAGTATTTGTAAACGCGATATACGTAAGAACAAAATCTTCTAACCGAGCCATGACTAGTTCTATAATGCTCTGATGTTCATATCCTTTGTAAGACAACGTTTCGACAACATTTTCCATAGTGTCCTTTGCTTCTTTAGCTATTTTAATGCTATCCTTAACTGTTTCTATAGTTTCCTTAATGTCATCTATATGTCCCATGTGTGGCTGCATTTTTTTAAAAAACTTGGCTCTTTGAAATGCTTTACTTTTCTGATCTTCAAAAAGAGCGAGATCCTTGAAAACCTGTTCAGCTGTAACAGAGATTTCCTTCATAGATGTAAAATCTTTGAAGAAGAACGCTCTATATGCAGCCTGGTAGCCAACATTTTCTTGACATTTGCTAACTACTACATCTATAGTGGGAAGGGTTTTGTGAACAGGGAAGTAACCACCTTTAGTAAAATAATAATATCCTGCACCTGTCATAGCTAAAATAGCAGTAGGTAAATAATCTTTGAAAACGGTCAACCAACCCTCATCAAGCACAATAAAAATATTGTAATCAACTCGAGCCTTATTTACTTGCTGTAATTTAGTCTGCATTCTTGTGTTACGAAATGCTTCAAGAATATGATTTCCAAGCAGAAACTTATAAACAGCAGAAGGAGGTGAAAATTGTAATTTTAATTGATTTGATATCTGGCGATTCTCTTCGTGGGACTTGGTCACACATCTTTCCATTGAATCTTGAGGAGGTACAACAATATGGTTTCGAGAACCTTGCCACATCAGTGGCACCGTTGGGAGGTCAACTTCTTCTGGTTCATCTATTTTAAAATTGTGTAAACGCTCTTCAATATCAGCATTCTGTACGTTAACCGTATGTCGCAAAATATGATATTTCGTACTCGCTGCACGTATTTTATCTTTCTCTTCTTGTTTCTTATCTTCTATAGCTTGTTTACTAGCAGCAAACTTAGCTTTCCAATTAGAAGGTTGCTGAGCCGGAAGAGGAATATAAGGTTGTTTAACCTTATTGATGATAGGCTGTGACTCTTCAACCCATTTACTAGTCTTCTTTTTCCTGACTAATACTTCTGCTGCCTTACCAGCCAATTGGGTGTGTAAGGGCGATAAACGCACAGGGTTTTGAGTCGCAGAAATTACAGGTGTAATTTTGCCTTCTGCTGTTGCGGCAAGATCCGCAGGAGAAACCAAACGTGTAGTTGACATACGTTTGACTTCAGGTTTGTGATCCGCTAATTGTTTCTTTTCAATGGCAATAGCCAATGGTGTTGGAAACAATTGTTCCACGGGGGTAGTACTACCCGAGACAACGGGGAGACGTTTTGACTTCTTTTTAGGCGGTTTTGCAATATAAGATGTCTTGTCTACTTTTGATTTTTTGATTCGTTTTGCATTAACGACAAAGGGATTTGTAATATCCATCATGTTATTTCGGGAAGCCGAGCCCTGGTCAAACTCGGAGTCCTTATTTTCGGCGACATATGTGGTGTTCTGGTTAGAGTTACTCATATTGAAAATAAGGGTTAGGACCCACGGAAATATTTATCCGTGGGCTTGAAAGGGTAGAACTGTTAAAATGTCCCTAATTAAATAGAGGTTGTAATTAAACTAATCTCGATAGTTCTACAAGTTAGTCTCTGTAGGCTCATCCGTCCAAACAGAATGTGACTATGTATTTAGTACCGCGATATAAAATCACTACGCCTGATTCCAGCGCGTTACATCCAGGGCAAGATGTAACTCTTAAACAATGGCACTACTCTACTCCTATGTGGGCGACCGACCCGGAGTATTGCGTCTTAGAACCTGCCTGTCGCTGCAGTTAACCGATTCTTCAAAATAAATTGATATCCTCAGTGATTCTTACCTTATCTTTAGTATGATAAATATCCATGGACAGTTTAATCGACGACATATAAAATGTTGGTAATTTAAACGTCAAAAATTTCTTTTTCCTGTAAAAAGAATAAAAACAATTTAGCGTATACTACATAATTCGTGAAATGCATAAGTGTTAGCACAAATGTGCGTTCCCTAAGTTCGTGAATAGGACGATTACTCATCTTCTGGTTAAATCCGTTGTGGTAAGTTCGTACTGGTAGAACATGGTGAATAAAGGAGGGGTATAGACCCCCTTCAGATCAAATAAATAACGATCAACAAAATAAAAATTCTAAATAGCATTGCAATAAATTGCAATCTCAAATAAAATATTAAATCGTTGGAAATCGTAGATTCCAATTGTCCGAAGGAGCCCATACG